CTCCTCAATGAGGATTCTGCCCGCAGGTCGATGGCGTCAACATGGAAAAACGGCACCAACCCCAGCGGGGTCGTCACCAGCCCACGCGAACTCGGAACCCTAGGCCGTGAACGGTTGAAGATGGCGTTCCAATCGGAACACCAGGGCACCGGGAACCACGGGCGCGTCGTGGTTCTCGAGGACGAAACTGATTTCAAGCCGATTGAGGCCAACGCGGTCGACATGGCCTATCTCGGGGCGCGTGACCTCAACCGGCAAGAAGTGTGCACCGTCATGGACCTCCCGCCTTCTTCGTTGCAGGACATGACACATGCGACGTTCTCCAACATTGAAGAGAACGGCCGCAGCCTGTACCGGGACTCTCTATCTTCCCGCATCACGTTCATTGAGGACGTGGTGGATTGGGACGTCGGCCGAGAGTTCAACGGACCGAAGCAAATGAAATTCGCTGTGGCGGAACAACTTCGGGGATCATTCACAGAACGCGCCGAATCGGTGGCGAAGCTTGTCCAGTGCGGTGTTATGAAACCCGCCGAAGCCCGCCAGTTCTTCGATTTGAACGTGGCTGGCCCAGAGGCCGACGAACTGTACATCCAGGGCGCGATGGTCCCGTTGGGGCAGGCCCCCGCTAACGCGGCCGGCGCTGGCGGTGTCGACGGGTCGGAGGGAATCACTCATGTCCCCGCCATAACGGGGTCGGGCGGCACGGATGTACCAGCAATCCAAAAACACGTGCGACATATGAGCGGACTCCTCGGTAGGGGACGAACTCTGCAAGAAGCCGCCCGCGAAGTCATTCAGAAAACCGGTGATCAAGACGGCGTGCGTGATGCGTGCGAATTCCTGTTAGAGAGGCGAATCGCGTGAACGTGATCCAAAAGAACGCTGCCGTTTCCACGGTTGAATCAGAAAACCCGAACGGAGAGTTCGAAGTCATCCTCTCCACCGAGACACGGGATCGGGACGACGAGAACCTGTGGGCATCGGAGTGGAAAACCCCGCTCCCGGCGAGGATTCACATCGACGGGGACCACGGTCGCTCCCTGGACAAAACCGTCGGTTCTGCTGTTCCGCGCCTCGAGGGAAACCAGATGGTCGCCAAGGGAACGTTCGCTTCCACCCCGTACGCGCAGATGGTCCGCCAGCTCGTCAACGAGGGCCACATCAACTCCCTGTCCGTCACCTATTCGGAGTCGAAAAACCAGAAAGGTGAAGGGGTTCAACGCGAACTCCTCAACGCTGCTTTCGTGGCGATCCCTGCCAACCCTGAAGCCGTCGTGCTGGCGTCCAAAGCCGCGAAGGTCAACAAGGCTGAGGGCGGTCTAAGCGCGAGTGGGGACAACCCACAAGTCAAACACGACGACATGATCCAGGCCATCCATGACGCTGCCTGCCACCTGGGCGCGCAATGCATGAACGACATCGAAGCCGACCCCGGAACCTCAGATGGGGCGAACAAGAGCGTCGATGAAGAAGAAACTTCCAGCAAGTCTGCTGGATCGCCGGATGAATCCGCCGACGAGGACACCGCCGCCGCCGCCGCTAAGGCCGCCGCCGCCGTGGACAAGTCCGCCGACGACACGGCACTTGCCAAAGCAAAAGAACTTGAGAAGGCACGCGCTCTCGCGTTCCTGATCAAACAAAACAGCAAGGAGCTGTAATGCCCACATTGGAAGGGCTTGCTCAGCGCTCCAAGGAACTTGAGCGTGCGATGCAAGACAAGATCAAGGCTTTTGAGGCTGACGAGATCAGCATTGACGAGTTCGCGTCCGCGCGTGAGTCGGTGACGAAGGAGTCGGAGTCCGTCGGTGTAGCCATGAAGAACCTGCGTGAAGCGCAGGGCTTGGCTGGCTCGGCTGACCCGGAGCCCAACGGAAACCCGCAGGAAGAGCCCAAGCAGTTCAAGCAGTACCGCGACAGTTTCGCCGAAATCAAGTCCGCAGCACAGGCGAAGGACCGCGGCGGCGCGATGTTCGAGTTCGGGTACAAGAAGTTCGATGACGAACTTGGGATGAAAACGCAGGGTGTGACGGGGCTTTCCGGTGAAGGCGGCTCAGGCACCACCACCCCGACAGCGTTGGCGAACGGCTCGTACTTCCTGACTGGTACTGCAGGCCCGTTCATTCAGCCCGAGTTCGTGCCCGGTGTGGTCGATCTGCGTTTCTACGAGAACGTGATCGCCTCCCTGATCCCCACTTTCGCAACTGATTCACCGGTTGTGACGTATGTGCGGGAATCAACCTGGACGAACAACGCTGCAGGAACGTGGGAAGGCCAAACCAAGCCCACCTCAACGCACACCTTCACCCGGTATGCGGAGCAGGTCGGCAAGGTCGCCAACCTCGAGCGCGCCACGGACGAAATGATTCAGGACGCCGCCTACATTTGGTCCCTGATTCAGCAGCGTTGTGTGCAGGGTGTTCAGCGTAAAGAGGAAGTCGAACTGCTGGCCGGTTCGGGTATGCCCGGTGTCAACGGCTTGCTGAATCGGACTGCTGGGTTCACTGCCCCGCAAACGGTCACTGCGGTCACCAACCTTGTCGTTCCCGCCTCCGGCACTTCGGGTATCGGCGCGGGCACTGACACTGTGGCCTCGGTGACCCCAGGTAGGGCGATCATCGGCTCCGGCTCCGGTATCGCACCGACGGGGATTCAGATCGCTGAGGGTGTCCTGCAAGCCATCACCGATATTCGGGTTTTGCACTTCTTCGAACCCGACGCCGTGGTCATGAACCCCTTGGACTACTTGACAATTCGTCTTGCCAAGGACCTGAACAACCAGTATTACGGCGGCGCCATGTTCGGCCGCGACTACGGCCAGGTCCAGTCTGAGGGAACCCCCCAGGCCATCAACACCTTCGGCCTGTGGGGCAAGAAAGTCGTTACTACCCCGGCCATGCCGCAGGGCTTGGTTCTGGTGGGCGACTTCGCCGGCTGGAACCGCGTCCTACGGCGTGGTGGTTTGCGGGTTGACATCACCAATGTCAACGGCACCGATTTCGAGCAGAACTTGTGGACTTGCCGCGCTGAGACCCGTGTCGGGTTGATGGTGGAGCGTCCTGAGCTGTTCGAGCTGATCCAGCTGCAGACCCCCGCGTAAGTAACACAACAAACGCAGGGTACGGCGATCCCGTGCCCTGCGTTTGCTGCGCTCATAGAAGAGAGGCAACTAATGGGACACACCACGAAAATCTCCGACTACGAGTGGGAACGCGGCGACGGACCCAAAGAGGTTCCTGAGGGCTACGACCCGTCCGAGGAGAAGCCTGTCACGAAGTCCAAAAAGGTTGAGCCGGCTGAGAAGAATCCTCCGGTCACCAGCACCGCATCCACTAAGGACGCCAAGTCCAAGTGAGCCCGGACGACGTCCCAGCCGACACCGATGAGTACGTGTATCGGCCTGTGACGAAGGTCAACATTCAACCCAACGGGGAGCCTGTTGTGTTCACGGAGATGACGCAGATCAGGATCACGCAGCCATGACGAACCCCGTCGGGGAACCGCTGCTTAACGCTAACGATCTGGCGTTGTTTCAGGCGTCTGATCCGGGGTTTTTCCTGGCGGCGGCGGGCGACACGATCCGCAACTTCTGCCAATGGCACGTCTTCCCCAGTATCACGGTGACACAGCAGGTTCCGATCAGCCCCGACGGAACCATCATGCTCCCCTCCCTGTATGTGACTGATGTGGCGTCGGTCAGCATCGCCGGGCTAGAGCTGGAGACGACGGCGTATCACTGGCATCAGGCCGGCTACATCCGCAACCACCGGCAAGCCTACTTCCCGTGGCCGTTGTGGCCGTTGGAGGATGAGCTGCCTTTCCGCGAATACGACTCGCCGTTGTCTCGGTTCGCGGATGTCACATACACCCACGGCTACGTGGAGATCCCGCCCGTTGTGAATGCAGTGGGGTTGGAGTTGGCGAATAGGGCGATGGAGATGCCTTCCGGTGTGGCGAACCAAATCTCATCCGGGCCGTACACCATCGGTTTGCAGCAGTTGGGTGTCGTTTTGAGCGACGATCAGCGCAGGCGGTTGGGGCCGTTCACTCTGGTCCGGTTCTGATGCCGATCTTCCCGGCGTCTATCCCGATCCAGCATTACGTGTGGACACAGACGGGCACTGACGCGCACAACAACCCGGTCGGTTCGTTGGCTGCACCGGTGACCCGCATGATTATCGGCATCCAGCAGTTGGGTGACGGCCGGGTGGACCCGATCTCCGTCGAGTACGTCGAAAGAACGATCGTCGACCTCATTCTGGAGGTCCCAACCCCCAGCCTCTACAAAAAGTTGGACAACGTTGCTGTGAACAACGGTGTCGAGTGGCTGACGTATGAGGTTCAGGGGCAGCCGGTGTCTTGGTCGGATGGCCTTCCGTGGCAACGCTACGCCCAGATTTTCGGGGGCACCGTGCACGTGAGGAGGGTCAACTGATGGAACTCACCGAGGAGCAACACCGCGCTAT